TTTGTATTACCAAAAATTTTAGACAAATCGTACTTAATAGTTTGTGGTGCCGAGAATGGATCTACCCCCCTAACAAATATACAAACTTCATAATTTTGATAGTTAGTTGCAAACCTTAAAACATCTGAAATGGAACCTGTTTGAGATAAAGTATAAGGAGACCCACATGATGATATTCTATATGTTATGTTGTGAAATAAATATGAACTTGGGAAATACCCTGAATTACCGCCATTATAACCAGAGTTAGTTTCAAAGTCAGAAACTGTGATACCAGTTATTAACTGAAAATATTCTATGTCTGTGGCGTATTGTAAATAAGATTGTTCTACAGTTGGGTTACCAGCAACAGGTAGTTGACTTATAGATGGTTGTATAAATGGTACGGTAACAGGAATTGAGCCGTTAGGGTTATTTGGATTTGCATAATTTATAGTTACTGAAGTTTGTCCTGTAATAGTTGTACCAGTAATTGAGTTATTATTAAATTGATTTGTAGTTGCCCCTGTTAAGTTAATCAATCTATTAGTAGATTGTGAGTCGGTATATTTTGGATCTTGGAAAGTACAAATTCCCCCAGCACCAATTTGAGCCGCGGTACCCGCATTCATTAAAACAACTAAAACTTGATCTTCAAAGAAATTAGAACTTAAACCAGGATTTACAGTGGTTTTAATTCTATTCACACCTGTACCTGCAGCACTTGACGTGTTTGAATAAAAATATTTGTCTCGTGTATTAAAGTCGTTTAATTTTTGAGGTAAAGTTACTGATGTTGGGTAACCAAAGTATCTTTCATCACTACCCGAACTATCTTTTGCCGAAAATAAAAATGGTTGAGGAGCGTGTAACAAATAAATTTCGGTATAATAAGCATTTGGGTCAGTTGATGACAATACATCATAACCTGACGCAAGTCTTTTAAAATCAAGAACTGCTCTAACCGCTAAATCAGGAATAATGTCATCATTACCTATTAAAGTTTGTAGTGATTTAAATATAGGGCTTGCCCCTCCACAATCATAAGGATCATCACCATCTTGATTTACTTGTAAATTTGGGTGATCGAATTCATAGGTTATTGGTGAACTTAAAGGTGCTAAAACCGTATTTGGTTCGGCAAAAGTAATATCGTAACTCAAACCTGTGGATGAATCCCCTAAATCATTTTGAGCATCTTGGACTTCTTGTTGTATGTCGTTTTCATCAAAACCATCCTCTATTGTTGCATTACCACATTGACAATCACAGCTTGTACAATCAGGATATGCAATCATTGGTAAACCAATTCTTGGGAAATTAGAAACTCTACCATTATCTAAACTTTCTTTAAAGAATTTTGTATAAAAAATTGTAAATACAACTCCGGCGGCCACTAACGCCAACGCATAAATTCCTTTAGCAATAATTTGTAAATAGGTACCAAAATTAACTACAGGCCCACCAAGTGGTGTAAATGCAAAAGTTTCAGCAATATAATAAGCCAAATCTACACCAGCCTGTACACCCATTGCAACTATAAAAGGACCTAAGAATAACAAAAGGTATTTAAGAATTGGCCACAATAATGCAATTAAATGTGCTACAAATAATAAAACTAATATTGGGAATGTCAGGATGTTAATTAGTATGTTAAATACAAAAAATATAAAATCAAAATTTCTAATAATGTCATTTACAGGAAATGTATTAACAGTAGATTTACAAGTCCTATTGTCAATTTCTTTAATACCTAAATGTTTTGCCCTACCTACTCCGTTTTTGTATCTATCCAAAAACATTCCGGTGGTATACACTTTATTGTATTTGAATTCGTAGAATGTATCTTCACAATCTATCGCTTCTTGTGGATTAGCATAATCATCCCAATCAGTACTAAATGCGTAAGATTTTAATAATTCAAATAATTGTAATGGATATGAAGTAAAACTAATATCTTGTGCTTGAGTTGGGTCTACAGGTGTTGCAACAATCAATAAAGTGTCATTTTGATTTAATGTGATCGAATTTAAAGTTCCCGTATAAACAACACCGTTAATATAGATTGAATAAGACTCTACGTTATTTGTTACAGGATTTGATAATCCAACACTAGAAGGTGAAGTATATGTTGATCCTGTAGTTGATCCAATTGGAATTTGAGGATAATTAAAAGTTGTTGGGTTTTGATTAAAAGGGTCTGAGTTTCCAGTCCAACCATATTCTTTTACATTTGGAACTAAAAAATCTGCTCTTTGGAAATTACCTTGTAAACCTTGATCGTTTTGCCATTTAAACTTGAATCTATATTTCCCTTTTGTTGGGATTCCTTTTGATGGGTCGTCAGATAAAACTTGTTGTCCAAATTCATTTGTGAAAACATAATCTAAATTCATAGGAACGTTCATTAAAAATGTTCCATCCCCATCAATAACTTTTCCTTCTTCTTCAATATCGTAAAGTTCAAGTAATGGAAGTCCATTAGAATCTGTATTTATAGTCTGTCTAACAGCTTTTATTTCACCAGGACCCGAAACCAATTCACAAAGATTTCCGGTATTATTTTTTGGTTTACAACTAACTTTAAGAGCATCATCATCAGTTGTTGAGATAATAGACCCCATGAAAATTGATGTAGGTTGTATATTGATATTTGCCTGTTTAGTTAAATCGAAGTCAACTCTTGTTATTCCAACTTGACATAATTCAGAATCCCCCCAAAAAGGTCTAACATCAACATCAAAAATTAAATTTTTAATTTGAGGTAATTCTCTTAAATTAGTTGATGTTCTAAAAGTGGATCCGTTAACTTGAGTTTCTGTTGCTAATCCTTGTTGTATCAAGTCTTGCGGGGATAATGAAAAACATCCAATATCTGATAAGTCAACGTCCATAACAATTGTTTGATTTCCAATTGGTACTCCAAAAATCATAAAGTCACCACTTTCATTTGTGGTAACCGTATATCTGTAGTACTTGTCATAAACCTCAATATATGACTCATCCATTAAAACATCACCAACATTAGGAAATGATCCTGTTGATTGATGTCCATTGTATGATGGTAACTTTGGTAATAAATTATATCTATATCCAGCCTCGTTAGTGTCTGTAATTGTTTTGTATGGATATAGTTCTGATATTACAGGGTCTAATTCGTCCGCATCTTCCAAAGGAATGAACACCGATACTTTCGCCTTTGGTAAACCAAAACCATTATTTACAAAAACTCTACCAACAACAACACCGTAATCGGCGCAGAAACGTGTGTATAAGTCATCGGCTAAAATCTTCAAAGAAAGTATCTCCAAAGATTCCCAGTCTTGTTCGAGGTTTACATTGATATACTTATCAACACCAACTTCGGTCCTAATTCTATATGATTTGGGCATTAAAAATTCGTTTTTTCATAAATAGTTTATTTCCTATTTTAGAAAAGATAAACTTGTTTTTATAAAAATAAATTACTAAGAAAAGTTAACTGATTTAAGGTTAAGAACTCTAACATTTATATCCTTATTTGGATATCTAATTTGATAGATTTGTGTTGGGGTTGCAAAGATTGTATCCGCCGTTGGTTGAATTTGTCTTGCTAATGGGTTTGAGTATGGCATTGACGTTTGAGCCGATGAATATTGACCTCCGACTTGATTAAAGAACGCAACATCAGAAACACTAACAATTCCATTTTCGCTTTGAATTAACCTTCTTAATTCAGATATGTTTACATTTTGACCTAACTCTCTTACAAGAGGGTTAAAGAACTCAGAAACAATTTGTATTGTTTTAGATATTATAGCACCTTGGTTTTGACTATTGTCTAATACAACATCCACAGTAACTGAAAGATCTATAGTTTCCGCAGCTTCAATTGAGATATAGTCATTTATCATTCTATAGTTTGATAAATAATTTGCAACATTTTGTTTTAAGGTGTTAGATACAACATTAGTAAGACTACCACTTGTATCATAAGATAACATTTTTATTCTTATTTTATTATTTTCCTCGGTTATTGCAACTTTTGCAGGTGCTCCAAATTGAGAAGGCATTGTTCTGATTAAAGAATTATAATCGTTAACCGTTACAGCTCTGTTTTGTGCCGCAAAATTAAATGATACCAAATTTCTAACATCTTCAGTTGTTGGTATGTTTGATCCTCCAATTGCGGCCGTTACGTTATTACACTGTAAACTATTTATTACACTTCTGTTTACAGACTCTGAAGGTCCATTGACAGCAAATGATACTGTGCCTATCTGATTTATAGTGTTTAGACCAACATTACTAGAAAGTCCACCACCAATCCTGTATTGTACAAATAAAGTTGTGTTTGATGTTAAAGCGGCACCCAAAGAATAATTATTGGTGTATCTACTCAAATCAAATCCTTTACCATCACGAGCAAATTCTCTTAATTGTTCTTCAGCTGAAATATTACCACCACCAAATGTCATTTTACAAAATCCTTCAGGTGTATATTCCGAAATAAATTTGTTGGACGTTGTGATATATCTACCTACTTTAATACCAGGTTGATCAGATACTTTAGTTGGGTCTTCAACAAATACCCTATCTT